GCTGCGCGGTGAGTGCAGTTTCGAGCTGCTCCTGTTGCAGTACCTTCGCGTCCTGCGTAAGTTCTGCGGATTTGATACGCTCTTCGGTAAGGTTGTCCGAGGCGTTGAGTGCGATGTCGATCTGCTGCTGGCGGTTCTGGTGCAGGGCTTGCTGCGCCAGTTTCTTCTCGGCCAGAATCGTGTCGGCCTGATCCTTCATCTTGCGACGCTCGGTCTCGGCCATCGACGTTTCGAGAATCACCTTGTCCGCTCCGTCCATCTGCGGCTGAGGCTTGAACTGTTCGAGCATCTTCACCATCTGCTGGATCGCTGGCATCACCTTCGTGAAGCCCTCTTTTACGTCCATCATTGTGTGCTGCGACGCCAGCGCGTACAACTTGTCGATGTCCCCGGTGATGCCCGCGATGTCGTAGTCGGTCACTGGCTTGCCCAGCGATTCTTCGACGTAGCCGTTCATGTGGCCAAGGTACCACAGCATCAGGTGCTGCTTGAGGTGCTCCAGCGCGTTCGGCAGGAACTGGCGGGCGATGATCGGGTTGCCACCCAACATCGGATTGAGCGCGAAGTCCAAGTGCGCCTGAATGTGCGCCAGCTGGTTCTGGTGTGGGTACGCGAATGCTGCGCGACCGATCGCCATCGCGGCGTTCTCTTCGGCTGCGTTGATTTCCATCGGCTCGGCGGTCGCGGGCATCAGCTCGGTGATGTTCGGCACCTTCATCTGCTTAAGCGCCCGCTGCACCACGGCACGACGGTCGAACAGGTCCGGGTGCTTGTCCATCAGCGCCATGACCGCTTGGGTCTGCGCCATGCGCTGAGTCTCGGAGAAAATGTGCGGGTCCGACACCGGGATCACGTCGGAATTGCGGTTGAAGTCCTCGCGCTTGATGTCCAGCTCTTGGACCATGTCGCCCTTGTGCATCTCGTCGAGATACCAACGGTTGATGCGCTGCAGGACCTTGAGCACTCGCGACTGCGAATCGTGCAAACGGGCGTGAATAGCGGAGAACACCTTCGAGCCCTGCTCGATCAGCGCTTGCGCGGTACCGACCGGCATGTTGTTGCCCGCGTCTTTGATCTTCTCCTCGGAGGTGGTCACCACACCCTTGGCGGCGTCGGTCAGGAACCCGACCAGCTTGAACAGCGTTTCGCTCGGCGGGTTGAAGGGCATCGGCATCGCGATTTTGCGGATGTCGTCCACACCCGGTGCGCCCTCGATCTCGGTGACCTGCGTCACTTCGACGTTCTGCGACTGGCCCGAGATCTTCGCGCCCTTGAGCTTGAGCATCGTCGCGGCGTTGTTGATGTGCGCGGTATCGAGCAATGCGCGGAGACCGCCGGTGATCGCAGCGGAAAGACCGCCGATGAGGTGCGGAAGACCGATCGCGTACGCACCACGCCACGGGATGAACTTGAACTCGATCAGGTGATCGAGCTTGGCCATCGTCACGTCGCCCTGCTCCCAGTTGCGGTACAGGCCGACGATCTCGGTGTTCTCCTCGTCGATCATCATGATGTACGGGGCCAGCTCGCCTTTTGAGTGCGAATCGTCTTCCCACTCCATGAACGCGTACACCACGTACACGCGGCGAGTCCCGTCGATGTTGTCCTGCGCTTGGCGACCTTCGATCTTGTCGTTCGCCTTTTCAGGGCCGGTCGGTGTGGGCTCCATCGAGGCACGGACGATCGAAATGTCGCGGTACAGGCCCGAAGACATGCGCGACTCAAATTCCTGCTGCGTGATGTCCTGCACTTCAGTCACGCGCTGCGCGGTGTAGAAGTTCGCGGCGGAGAAAGGCAGGATGATGTTGTCGATCGATACGAACTCGGCACAGGGGCGCTTCTTGCGCTCGTCGTACCAGAGCTTCAGGAACTGCGAGCCGCCCAATGGCAGCTGCGTGAGCATTTGCTCCTGCTCGTCGCGGAATTCCTGGATCTGCTCGGTGAGCTGCCAATTCATGAAGTCGCGCTTGCGCTCGGCCCGCTTCTCGTCCTCGTCGTCCACGTCGCCGATGATGTTCGTGCGCACTGGGCCGTCCGGTGGGAACAGCTCCTTGATCGCTCGCGACTCGAAATCGATGCACGCCTCGGCCATGACCGGGTGCACCACGCGGGACGCACCTTGGAACATCGCGCCACCGGGGGCGTCGTTGCCCATACCCGTGCGCTTGAGGCCTTCCTCGTACTGCTTGTCCCGCTCTTTGCGTGCCTCTTTGTCGTTCTCGATCAGTTCGAGGTACTTAAGTGCGATCTTGGACAGCTCCCACTCGGGCAGCTCGTCGGCCATGTTGCTGTAGAAGTCTTGGTCCTCCTCGGGACCCTTGAACTCGTCCATGCGGACGATAGCGGAGCCGTCCGGCTGCTCTTCGACCTCGGCGAATTCGTCGTCAAGATTGACGAGCAGACCTTCCTCGTCCTCCGGACCGGGTGCTGCCCCCATTTGCTCTTGCATCGGGTCTTGCGGGAATTCTATTGCCATGGGTCTTTATCCTTGTGGTGCTATATTGTAACACATCAATCGTCGTTCCACAAATGCTCGGGACGGTACACCGGCTGCGCGTGTTCACCCTTCCGGTACTTCTCCAGATTCTGTGGCGTCATCATTCCGCTTTCGAGCGTCGTTTCATAGCTGCCCATAGAGAAGTCTTTCGCGGAATTCATCATTTGCCTGTAACGCTCTGGGTCCGCCTCACGGATTTGTCGAAGAGCATTACGTAACTGCATTGGTGGCACATTGGCCCCCGGTGTGTGCAACATCACATTCAACGCACCCGACGGGCGCATCGGACCGAAGAATTCCCAGTCATTCGGCGCGTCCATCGGATCGCTCAAATGCTTGTACATCGCTTGCAGTTGATACTCTTTGTCGCTCGGGTCGAACGCCTTTGTCGGTGGCGCATCGCCTAACTGACTACGCACGAACTTCACCGCTTCCTCTTCCGACATGCCTTTTTTGATGGCCGTCATGATGAGACCGGGAACCATGTCGGCAGTGAGCGCGGGGGCTGCAGCTTGCACCGCCTGCTTGGCGACCTCTACCGGCTTTAGCAGGTCGGCGAAAGACTGCGCGGGCAGTGCGCTCTGCAGCACCTGACCAGTGGCGGATTTCAGCACGGTGCGGCGCGACACGGGGGTCGAGGCGACCTTCTGGATGGTGTCGGTGACCTTCGCGCTACCCTTGCCCGGATCGATGGACACGGTGCGCTCCTCGACCTTCGGCGCTACCTTCTCGGCCTTGTTCAACTCGGCTTGCATCTTGTCCAACTCGCGCTGCACGGGTGCCAACTCCCGCCCTGCCGTGTCCTGGCTCGGCTTGAGACCGAACAGCGAGCGACGAGCGAGGTTCACACCTTCCTTGACACCGGCCTTGACGGAGCCACCGGCCATATAGCCCTCGGGCGGGAACTCCCGAGTCAACCGTGTCAAATCCTCGTCGTTGAGGTAACGTGGCACTTCGCGCCCAGCCGCTTTGAGCTTGAGCGCCAATTCGCTGTCGGGGTCCGTCCTGTAGAGGCCTGTGTTGCCGAAGTCACCGACATCCGACCACTCGCCGGACTTCACGAAGTCCTGCACGAATGGCAAATACTGCTCGTTCGGCTTGCGGTTCTGCTTGCCTTTGATCTGGACGATTTTGTTTGCCGTCGCATCCAAAAGTTCTGGTGCTTCTGCTTTCAGAAATTCAGGCCAACTGTTGAAATATTTATTTCTGTCTGCACTATACTTTGCATACAGCTCTGGGAGATTTTGCTTGGCGTACAGCGACTCAAGATTAGGATTGTGAGGCTCGACTTCCACCGTCACATGAGGCTCGCCCTTAGCATCACGTAGCGAGAAGATACGGGAGCGGCCTTCCATCACGTCCGGGCAGTAGCCACCAACGCAGTGGCCCATCGTTTCGCCCTCGTACTTCAGAGCTTCCTCTAATGGCTTCCTTGCGCGTTCGTTTCGCAACTGCATCAGAGCCTGCTCTTCATTGGCGAAAACGTTGTAGCCTGCCGGACTGACGAGGCGATTGCCTTCGGCATCAAATGCGCGAACACCATCTCTCACCTTTTCGAATCGGATACCCGACATGTCCACATCGGGGGCTTTCAACTCAATCCATCGGAAGCCCTCCGGATACTCCTTGTAAGTCGGCATGCCCTCTGTGGCTTTAATCTGCGCCTCGGCCATCTGCTTGGCCTTCTCCAAGTCGTACTCGTAGGTGCGGCGCACGGCTTGCTCGACGCTCACCTTGTTGAGCTGCTCGGGGCGAATGCGGCCAGCGGCGAGGTCCTCTTTGAGCACGTCAATCACGTGGTCGAACCCGAGGTCGTAGACGTCGCCGTGGTAGGCCGGTGCATCAGGGTCGAGCTTGGCGATCCACGGGTTGTCTTTCGCAATCATCGCATTCGGACCCTGCGAGTCGATCGATGCACGCTCGTAGTCACGGCTTATCGCGTAAAATCCCTCATCACCCACGATCTCGGCCTTTTGCTTCGGCGACATGACGCGCAGCATAGTGGCGGCTTCGTCTTCGTTAAAGCCATTGGAGGCCATGCGCTCGGCCATCTTTGCATCTATCTCGGCTACTTTGGCAGAATACGCGGCTTTGGCTTCGTCGAGCTTACCACCCGATTCCACCGCTTGCTGGATGTCGCCTGCCCGGTGCGTATAGATCGACTCGTCCGCGAGGTTCTCCCATTTCTTGGCCAGCTCCGACTGCCCCATGCCGAACTCGGGGAAACCGGCCTGACTACGCCGCTTTTGCAGGCTATCGAAGGGGAAGCTCGCTGTACGGTTCTCCAGATCGGGCAGGTGCGTGATGCCCTCCTCGGCCAGCTTGCGCACTGGGTCCGAGGGCGTGGCCATCTGCTTTTGCAGATAATTGCCGAGGTTACTGCCGATCCATTTGTTGATAGCCTCATTCTCGGGCGTGTTGGGCGGCGGTGTGCCGATCTCGGGGAACAGGTCGGGGAGGTCATACTGCTTGAGGCTAGATGTGCCACGCTGCACAGCACCTTTGAGCCAGTTGCCACCCTCGGGCTTAACCACGTTAACAGCGGGTTGGCCAGCGGCCCGAGCGAAGTCCATACCAGCACGCTTGATAGCACCGGGCACGGAAGTGATCGCACGGGCAGCGGAGCCGGGTCCAGTGTAGGCCCCGCCACCCAGTATGCCGAGGCCTGTCGCTGCGCGGCTTACGGGGGTGTCGCTCTTGAACGGGATGCGCTTCTCGATGTCCTCGCTGGTCGGCAGAAATGTGGTGGACTCGTCCAGACCCGGTAGCATGCGGATCAGTGACTCAATATCACCCGGCATCCCGAGCGTACCCGCGACGAAACCACGGGCGAGATCTACCGGCACATTCTTGGCCGCTTCCGGGTCCTGCTTCGACCGACGCGGTTTCATCTGCGGGAACACCCCGAACGCAGCGCCACCACCTTTGTCCTTCTCGGCCCGCCCGCCTTTGTCGAACATCGCCACCGAGCCACCCTTGGCGTACAGCGGCGTGCGATCCACGACGTCCGATTCTTTCATCTTCCGTGCGCGGGTGAACAGTGGCTCTTGCTTGCCAGTGCCCGGGGTCGAGTGCCCGTAGGCACGGCCAGCAAATGGGTCGGCCAACACCATCTCGGCGTGTGGCTCCAGTCCCGTCTGCCCTGCACGCTTTTGCGCGTAGTAATCGGCCACGCGCTTTTGGGGCGTGACGAACACGTCCGGTGCTGCGCCACCCTCACCCGCGAAGCCTCGATAAAAGCCCTGCAGCATGCGCTGCTCGGGTGCACGCTCCAGCGCTTGGCGGCGCATTTCGGCCTCGATCTGCTCGGGCGTGAGAGGCGCACGGGGCTGAATATCTCGCGTGTGCTTCATGGCGTCCGCTGCGTCTGCGGCCTTGCTCAGCGCAGAACGGGCTGCGAATTCTTTACGCAACGCGGCAAGTGTCCCCTTGACAGCGCCACCACCGGCGAATCCTGGATCGGGATCTTGCACGTCGTACGTGCCGCGATTGAACTGCGACTTGATCTGCGTGGGCTCGAACGCGCCCCACGTGGCGAAATCGCGCTCCTGCGCCTTGATGCCATCGAAGCCACGACGCTGAGCGATCTCGCGGAACACGGGCGTGTTGACGAATTGCCACACCTTGGAAGGCTTGGACAAATCATTCAGCTCCGCCCACTCCTCGATCTCGGAGGGGTAAATGCCCATTTTCCGGATGTGATCCTTGAAGGCCCTATCGGCACGCTGGTTCATATTGAACGGCAAATCGACCGGCTTCGTGATCTGCAAATTGACTGGGAAGATCGCACCTTGGTCGCCTTCACTTTCGAGGTACTTGTACGTGTACTCGTTAGCGTGCTTGGGGCTTTCCGAGAACCAATGAATCTCGCTGCTGCCCGGACCGTAATGCGCGAACTGCTTGTCCTCCACGATGCCCTCGGGCACGTTGCTGCCGTGGAACACGCGCTGCTTTACGGCACTGGGCTTTACGAATTTCGCGAGGTTCTTCGTAGCTTCCTTCTTCGGGAGGATGTCGATCATCTCGTCCGATATCGAGGGCGCGGCTTTCTGCCCAGCGGTCCCGGCTGCCTTTTTAGATGCGGACAGTGCGCCTTTGATGAATTTACTGGGCATACGGATTGCCTTTCTGGCGATACTCGTCGTCCACGTATTCGGTATCGGGGGCGACTGGGTCGATGTTGAGGAAGCCCATGTCTTTGAGCAGTCGCAGCGCTTGCGACAGCGTGTCGGTCAGGTCATCGTGCTCGGCCTCAGGGAAGGAGCACACCTGCGCGACAAGGGGCTCTGCCCAATCGCGGGGCTGGCCTTTGTGCACGACAGACTCGGGGATATAGACGCGCCCGTGGGCGATGATGTTGGCCACGAGGTGCAGACGCTGGGTCTTGTCGGCACGCCCGGGGTTGTAGGCGCGGACCGGGATACCAGCACGCTGCAAATCCTGGATGATCGAGATGCCCGAGGCCTTGTCCTCGACCAGCACCATATCGACTTTCTTGCCCGGTTCGCCGTAGATCGAGCCGTACTCTTCGATGATCTTGGGCCGCAGGTCCGGATACGCGAGGTGGTCCTCCCACGCGTCGATGAGCATGACGCACATGGGCGAATCGTCGTTGGGCCTGAACACACCCCACACGGTGCACGCCGTGGGGTCGTTCTGCGTCTTGTCGGTGTACGCGCAGTCGTAGGACTGGATGACGTACAGAAAGTCCGGGAAGGGCTTTTGCGCGTCCCACAGGCGAAACCACGAGCGCTTGACGATGCCGTAGTCCTCGGGGTCGATGACCTCGGCGTACAGCTCCTGCCGCCCGATGCGCGTGCCCTCGTACTGCGACACGATCTCGTCGCGAAAGGACGGGGCGAGGTTGTTGAAGTTCTCGTGCGTCGTGCCCGTGGTTACGAAGACTCGCTCGTCCGCAATAAGCCGACGTACAATCGGAATGGGCTTCGGCGTAGTCGTGACGCACACCCGGGGTCGCTGACCCAAGCGCAAGCCGAACATAAGGTTGGACCACATGTCTTCAGCGTTACGGAACTTGGCAAGTTCGTCAACCCAAGCAAGGTCATGCTGTGGGC